TATGTCAAACATGACACCTTTTGAAATTCGTCTTGAACTATTAAAAATGGCAAGAGACATGTTATATGATTCTTACAACGCAGAACGAGATCGTCTTCAACAAGATTGGAACATCAAATGCGATACGGCAAAAGCCAAAGGTGAAACACCACCTGAACATCCGGCTCTGCCAACAATCCCCTCAGAACAAGATATTATCAATAAAGCACAAACACTAAACGGTTTCGTGTCTAATATTTCTGTACCTGAAACAAAGGTTACCAGAAAAACTACCTGAGGGTTAAGGGCTTCGGCCCTTTAACACACACAAGGAGTATAAATGAGTAAACTCATTTCATCTATTTTGCTTTCTATGTTGATATTGATACCTTTATCAGCACAACAACAAACACTTCCAATTGAAGTTGCCGTGGCACAAGATATCAGCAAACAAGTTCTGTGCATGGCCAAAAATCTATACTATGAAGCAGCAATGGAACCTTTTGAAGGTAAATTGGCTGTGGCACAAGTGACAATGAATCGTGCAAACAGTTCTCAATTTCCATCAACCGTTTGTGATGTAGTATATCAAAAAGTGAATAACACATACCAATTCAGTTGGGTTGGTGAAAAGGTTTCTGGCATCAAAAACAAATATGCATGGGAAGAATGCCTAATCGTTGCAAGGAAGGCCTTGACACAAAATAGATTACATGATACAATCTACAAAACAAGAGCAATGTACTATCATAACACCTCGGTAAATCCGGCATGGAAATTGAAGTATGTTGCAAAGATAGGCAACCATTTATTTTATACGAGAGCATAATGCCAACTAAGAATGAGATCAGTGAATTCAGTGAAATGATTGAAAAGAAATATACAGATAACGGTGGTGTTTCTATAATGGACACCATCGTACATTATTGTGATTCAACTGGCATGGAAATTGATGTGGCTTCTACTTTGATATCACCTGCACTTAAGGCTAAAATCAGAGAAGAAGCCGAAAACTTAAACATGATGAAGAAAAGTGCTAAACTTCCAATATGAGTTTTCAATTTGAAGAAGGTTCTGGTTTCTCAGCTTACGCTTTATATAATGCAATCAAATTACATTTCACTTCTGATAGTTATGATTATTTTAAGTATGGCGGTAAAACCAATGTCTCAAAGGACAACTTTGCCACCAGAAAAGACAAATATACATTCTACAAATTATCCAGGTCCTACAACCTACAAGACCTAAGGGACTTTTATGTCTCTAATTTCCTGGTAAAAAATATCAATTGGGTTGGTGATATTGCCAATGCGGAAGGTGAAGAAAATTACAAGAAGTGGCAAAAAAGAAACCAGAGCTTGACTTACCGCTTTGAACAAGATATAATAGGACTACTGACAGCAACACAATCACCAAACGAAATGTTGATGGTTGAAAATGGTGATTATCCATTGTTGTTGAAAGAAATGTTTCAAGGTAATATCTGTATTGAAACTGTGTGTATTTTGAATGACATTATGAATTTCTTTCCTATGTGGTCTAAAAAAATATCTGATACGATTATTTGGCCAATAGAAGAAAAAAGATGTTTGAGATATACACCATTCATCAATTATGATAAAACAAAATTTGTAAATATTCTCAAAGAAAGTATCAAAGAACATGCATAAACAATTTATTAAGACCATCTATTTGGACATGGATGGTGTGATTGCAGATTTTGTGAAACGATACCAAGAAATGTTCCACATGGAACCAAGACAAGCTGAAAAAAGAAAAGAATTCAACAAATACTTTGATGAGTTCATTGAAACAAAACAATTTGAAACGTTAGAATTGATGCCACAGGCAGAACAACTAATTGATTTTCTAAAAAGCATTGATATACCAACTAAGATTCTTTCATCTACTGCCAGTCAGGCAAGATATGATGCAATTGCACCACAAAAAGAAAAGTGGTTAGACGAACACGATATTCACTTTGAACGTATATTTGTACCAGGTAAAAGACTGAAATACAAATATGCCGATGGTGAATCGTTAATTATTGATGATACAGTCAGTGTTATTGATGATTGGCGCCGTGCAGGTGGTTATGCAATCTGGCACAATAATGTGCCTGCCACCTTGGCAATGTTGAAACTCTATGTTTAAACTCGCCTAAATAAAAGTATATAATGCATAATGTGGACAATCCGTTTTAAATTTTTATATTCCGTTTATACTAGAAAGGTAAATTATGGTAGATTTCTCTAAATTGAAAAAAGGTTCAGGCAATCTGGACAAATTGAAAAAGTCAATTGAAGCACTCAACGCTTCATCAGGCGATGCGGCCGAAAAAGAAAAGTTCTGGCGACCAGAAGTAGACAAAGCAGGCAACGGCATGGCAACAATCCGATTCTTACCAGCAGCACCAGTAGATGGTGAAGATGGTTTGCCTTGGGTTAAAATCTTTGGTCATGGTTTTCAAGGACCAGGCGGTTGGCTAATTGACAACTGTTTGACTACAAAGAACCAACAATGTCCAGTTTGTGAACACAACAACAAATTGTGGAACTCTGGCATTGAAGCGAACAAAGAAATTGTTCGTAAACAAAAACGTAAACTCAACTATATTTGTAATGTGTATATCGTTTCTGATCCTAAGCATCCAGAGAACGAAGGACAAGTTAAATTGTTCAAGTTTGGTGCCAAGATTTTTGAGAAGATTACAGAAGCAATGAATCCACAGTTTGAAGATGAAACACCAATCAATCCATTTGATTTGTGGAAAGGTGCTAACTTCAAGTTGAAGATTACTAAAGTTGCGGGTTATCAGAACTACGATAAATCTGAATTCATGTCTCCATCAGCTCTATCAGATGATGATGAAGAATTGGAAAAGATTTGGAAATCTGAACACTCATTGAGTGAGTTGGTTGCAGACAAAGAATTTAAATCTTACGATGTTTTGAAAGCTCGTTTGGAGAAGGTTCTTGGTTTGGCTGGTGATGAACCAGTTGCAAAAACAACTGTTGAACAAATGAAATCTACACCTGTTAAAAAGGTAGACGAGGATGTTCCATTTGATGTGAGCAGTGACGATGATGATATGGCTTACTTTGCGAAGTTAGCTGACGATTAAACAAAAGCGATTTTACGATTTCTCACTTTTGTTTGGACCCCGCCTAGTGCGGGGTTTTTTATTGGTTAAACAACTCTTGTAGAATCCATCATCAATCTTTGGAAGGTATCATCCTGGTTTCTTACGGATGCAAAACCAATCTGTGGTTTAAATCCTTCTTTAGTTTTAACAGGTGTACTTACAGTAGTGGTTGTAGAGATTGTTTCTGCCTGTGCTGTCTTGGATTGAATATTCAAGTCATTGTTCGTATCTATCGCAGAATTCAATGTCTGACTTGCTGGTGGTTCAGAAACAGGTTCTGGTTCAGGTGCCATTCTGGCACGCTGGCCTTTTACCATCCCCCTCACTTTTGGAGTATTTTGTTTTGGTGATTGTTTTGGTGCTTCAATAATACCACCTTCTGCATTAATTTCATATCCTTCAGGTGCTTGTGGCGCAGGTGTTGCTTTTTCTATGTCATTCAATGAAGATTGAATGATTGACATAATAAAATTTACTTTTCTTTGTGTACCTTCTGGATCAGCTTTGTAATCATCCTCTATGTTTGTTTTATATACATCTTTATAAACATCACGAGCCATTAATCCAACATTAATAGTTGTACCAGCAACAGTACCAACAACAGGAACTACACTAGCTGCACCAGCGGCAACTTCTGCTGCAGCACCTGTCCAATCACCTTGTACTGCTCTAGTCGCACCAGCACCAACAGAAAATAATAAACCAACACCAGCAGGTATATTTTTCAAAAAATAATTTTTTATTCTACCCGCTACGGTGGATTTTACTGCTGATTTAACGGCAGCTTCTTCCGCTTCTTTAGTCAAAACCTTTTCAGCAGTTTTTGTAGCAATTTCACCTTTAACTTTGTCTTTGACGGCACCTTCAGCTGCACTTTCAACAGCTCCAGTTACAACACCTTTTTCAATAGTTTTTTCAATGGCAGCTGTTGCTGCTTTTTTCTCTGCTGCTGTCTCAGCTGCCTTTATCGCTTTGTCTTCCGCTTTTTGTCTTAATTTATCTTTTAAATCCTGGAATAATCCTAATATACCTCGGCCGCCAGAATCAATTTGATTCATTTGTGTACGACCAATAAGTGAATTTAAGGCCTTCATCAATTCATTATGTCTTCTTTTTTCTTCCAACTCTTTTATTTCTTTGAAATTATTTTGTTTCTCAAATAATTTCACATCTGTATCTTTTGATTTCTCCAAAAAATTTAATATCTTACTTAAACCACTTTTAATGCCTGTCGTATCATCACCAGACGATTTTCTACTCATACCAGTCATATTTTTGGCTCTATCACCAACAGATTTTGCACGTCCAGCAAAATACTCTATATCTTTTTGAGAACGGCCAAACATTCTACCATATAAAGCAGGACCTAAACGAGAACCAAAAGTTAAAAATTTAACAACATTTAATGGATCAAATTTCTCTTTGATACCTTTCATTCTCGCTTGGGTTTTAAGACCAATGGCACCGGTAAATGCAGAACCAACACCTTTACCACGAATTAATTCATCAGCAATCACATCTTTAAGTGATTGACCTCTTATAACTCTGGCTTGCTGATAATTTAAATTATTAGCCATTTTTTATTTTCCTTTTTTTCGGTCATGAGCATTCTTATCATTTTCCGTTGTGTCGTTTGGTTTATCATTGTTTGAATTTGATTGTGTTTGTACAACATTTGTTGTTGAACTGGAACCTTTTCCTTTTTCATTCAATGAATTATTTAAATCTTTATTTTCATTAGACAAATTATTTACATTGTCACCAATTTGGTTTGGTATTGATTGTGTTTGATTTTTATTTTTCAATCTTATTAATCTATCAGCATCTAAAGCTGCACCTATTTCTTCCGGTAAATTAAAGGCTTTATTACCACCCACACCTGCATAAAAAGATTGACCTTTTTTAAGATTATGTTTTGGTAATGTATTATCAAATAAACTTTTAGCTGGAATATCATAAGGAACACCAACGGAAGCAAATTCCATAGCTAATTGTAATATTGCTTGATCTCTAGTCACTCCAGGTACACCATTTAAATAATCATCTACTTTACTTCTTTTACTTTTTATAATACCATTTGAAAAAAGATAGTCTTGATTCTCCGGTTTTAAAGTAAATTTATCAGGATCAATTTTTAATTTTTTCACCAAACTTAACATTGTTGGTGGTATTATTTGATAACGACCAATAGCGAATAATGCATCAGGATCACCAGGTTTTATTTTAGGATTGCCTTCTGGAAATTGTTTCGTTTTAGCTGCACGATTTAAATATTCTGATATTGTCATTTTAGAAAAATCAATTGGTTTATCAGCAGGAACTGTTTTATTATTTACTGTACCTTTGTTATACGCATTGTATTCATTTCCTTCAAATGATTTACCTGCTGACGCTGTACTCTCATACTTAGCAATACTTTCTGCTGTCGAAGATGTTCCGGCTAAAGCACCAGTGGCCGCAGCAACAGCAACTGCTCCAACAGCAACTTTAGGTAATGCACTTGCTGTTGGTGTTTCTTTATATTTTGTTGCACTTGATCCTTTTGGACGATTTTTAGGAATTTTAAATTTTGGAACAAGCAGA